AAAATACTTTGCGTGTAAACTTTCGATTAATTTAAGTTCGTTTTTTGCTATTGTGTTATTTTTAACTCCTTTAAATTTAGTCCATTGATCGTAATCAATTTGTATCATTTGTACATTATCTGTCATCTTTTAATTTGTATTTTATTCCAATCGTCTTTTCTTTTATCACAGCCGCAATCTTTATAGCCAAATAGTTTTGCTACCCAAGTTGCAATTCTTTTACCATAACCAAATGTTATTATGTTAATTATTTTTTCTGCTAGATCCCCTAGTCCAATCGAATTTCTCATATTGTTTTTTTACAAAATCTTTTACTTTTAAATATGTGTTTCTTAAAGATACATAACTTATATTAGTTTCTCTTTGTAGCTCTGATATTTTCTTACCGCCTGATAGTAACTCAAATATTGTAATATCATACCAGGTAAGTTTCTCTCTATAATCATTTGTAAATTCTTCTAGCTTATTAAATAACATATCTTCATCTATTGTACTTTTTTTACCATACTTAGCTAGAGCTGAACTTAAATCAAAGTTCTCACTATCAGATGTAATAATTAAATCTTTTCGTTTATTGTTGTGTTGTTTTAATCTAAGGCAAGAATGAAATATAATTTTATAGCAGTAGAAATAATTTATATCATCATCTCCATATCTAAGATCTTTACCTTTCTTTGTTAAATCATCTATCTTTAAGTATAGCTCTGAAACAATATCTTTGCAGTCGTCATCACCGCAGTTAAAAGATTTACATATCCTTAACCAATCTTTATGTTTCTTATATGCTATTTCAAGAATCACGCTTTTCTACTAAATGTAATAAATTTTTATTGTTTATACTAAACCCTACATTATTTGCTAGTGATCTAAACTCTATTGGATTTTCCATAGGTGTAGGTCTCCCACCACTATCTATTTCTTTTATTTTAATTACAGCTAAATACGTATCAGTCCAATACTCTGGATGATTTGTGTACCTGTGAAGTATTAAAAAATTATCACTTTTATTTAAAAATTTACCTCCACCTTCAGCTGATCCTGCACTAGGTGGCTGTATATATCCTTCAAACTTATGTCCGTTAGGGTGTTTATGTCTTAGTGATTCTGTTACTGCGTGTGTAATTAAATATATAGAACATTTGTTTCGTCTAGTAAATAAACGATAATCTCCCATAACTGCGTAGTCGTATTCGTGACCACCATATGTTTTCATTAACTCTTTATCTCTTATAAGTGAATTGTATGGATCTATTAATAAAGCGTGGTAATTAAATGTTTTTTTAATTTTTTCTGCTTGTCTTAATAATTCGCTAGATGTAAATGTTTCATCTATATCTATATATCTAAAGTGTTCGTGTATCCATTTAATTTTTTCTTTCCATACCTTATCTGGTATTTTATTAAATGGTAACCCTATTAAAAATTCACATAACTTTTTACTTATACTGCTTGGTTCATTCTCTGCAGAATATATTAAGTATTTTAAATTATACTTAACAGCATATAATAAAAGTAAATAAAGTAGTGTGGTAGTTTTACCTGTTGATGCGTGTCCAAGTACTACATTAAAGTTACTAAACTTAAATCTCCAGTACTCGTCTATCTCTGGTATTCCAAGTCGTAGACCTTCCTTTATCTTACCATTACGTATGTCATTCAGTCTACTTACTTGGGATTGTAAAGAAACCGTATTAGAATGGGAGTCCGTCATCGTCATTGTTGTTTCGATCAGGACTGTGTTCCTTGCTTGTTATTTCTTTGTAATTGTTACTTTCTAGTTTGCTATAAGGTTTACCAGCTTTACTTAGCATTGTAATAAATTTAAGGTAACCTTCATTCTCCTTTATATGTTTTTGTACATCAGGATCTTTTAATTGCTCTAAAAACTTTTCTACATTTAAACTGTTCTTAGATACTATAAAACTTTTTTCATTTGTGTAAGTGTAAAGTCCATTTACAAATACAGTATCAGTTTTTTGCGACATTGTTTTGTGGTTTAGTTGTTAGTAAATTATAATATGCTATTGTTACTTGTCCTATTGAACTTAGTAATTCGCTTTGTGCTTGCGATCTTTTTTCTGTGTCTTGAAACTTTAATGTTTTTTGCCAAGCATCACTAGTTACAGTTTCGAACCCTAGCTTAGACGCAACAGATAATGCTATACTTTGTTGCTGTGTTAGAGATGTATTTGTTGTTGTACTAGTAGTTGTTGTAGCTTGATTGTTTTCTACTTTTTTCATTTGTTTACCGTTTTGAATTATTTTTTTATTTACCATTCTTTCGTTCAAAAGGTACGTAACATTATCACCTTTTGCAAATGGGTACGGTTTGTTAGATGGATAATTGAATACTGGTATATCACCATTTTTAAGTGATACTTTATATTCTTTCATTTCTGTTCCATCTTTACCAGACCAAGTTTTACCTTCTTCGATCCAGTCTATAGTTGATTGTCTGTTTTGATTTTGTGCTAAGCTCATTGTGTGTTTATTAAATTAAATTTATCTGCGTAAGCTAATAATTCTTCTAGCTCTTTTGTTTTTTGTTTTTCCTTAGATAACTCTTTTTGTAGAGATTCTATTCGTAGTCTTTGCCATTTTAATTGGTCATTCACAAAGCCATCAGCTTGTGTTTTTATTATACTTAAATCGTTTTGTGTGTACATATTTTTATAATTGTTTCCTCAAAGTTATCAAATTTTTTTTATAAAACAAATGTTTTTCTTCTAATTCGTAATTTTCTATTTTAATTGTTTGTTTAGATAATAGCATTAACTTATCTGCGGTACCCTTACCGTGTAACTCATCTATACGCTTACCATATGTATATTGATTGCCTGCAAGCCAATTATTACAATACGCACATTGCGGATAAACATTACGTTCATCATACCTAGTTACTAAAAATCTTCGTGATACAAAATGACCAGCGTGTATCTGACCACTATTCCAAATGTGTTTCTTGCCACAAGTTATACAAGTACAATACCCATTTTTATCAGCGTGTTTTCTACGTATGTATTCGCTAAACAACCTATCAATTTTTTTGATTAATTTTTGTCGCATTTTGTAAATATAAAAATTTTATTATATTTTGTACAGTACTATATTGTATAAGTTAATAGTATATATTGTAATAATGTATGTACTATATTGTACTAGAGCTTTCTTATTTTTTCTAAACCTCGTGAACCGAAGTATGCTCCATAGACTAAAAGAAGTAATTGATTTATAATCGTTAGATCATATTTTAAAAAAAACCCTGTAGCATATACTAAAGTTAAAAATACTAAAGATATAGGTCTTACGTTTTTACTAAGCCAAGAATCAGACAATGCATCAGCTTCCCATCTACGGGTAACCGCATCCATCTCCTCTAACTCAATTTCAAGCATCTTTAAAGCCGTTTCTTTATCAGGCTGGGGTAATGTATCATCTTTAATGATTAAGTTCTTTAAAACGCCTAATACGCCTTTATCAGGTATTGTCTCCGCTAGACTCTGAAACACCCCCGACTTCCCTAGTAGGAACTGACCTAGTTTCGTCTCTTTGAACTTTTTTCTTTCTTTGCTCATACTTTACTTTTTTAGGTTTTTCTACTTTAGGTTCTTTAAACTCTATAAGACCTAAATTAGTATTGCGATATACTAAACCTCTATTTAAACCTTCTACATAACTACAATGTACCCAACTAGGACTATCGTCATTATACTCCCATATTAATACATCAAACTTTAAATTGTCTTTTATGTAATAGAATATATCTCTGTTAGATACATCAGTACCATCGTTGTCTATATCTATAGCTTGTCCAGTAATGTGTTTGCTGAATTTTGATCCGTTAACCATACGATTCAAATTTTCACACCTATACATACTACTTACGTAAATAGGTTTATTAAAGTGATCTCTAACGGGTTGAAATATTTTATCTGCTGTTAGCTTTAAGTTGTCTAGTATTACTCCGTGTGCTGTGTTTTCTATACGTCTACGTTTAGCTGTTTCAGATCTTATCGCTTCAGCGTATGTTAAATTTTTACTTAATTTCATTTTAATAATATTTATTCATAAACCACTTTAAGAATACTGTTGCCCAAAACATAGTTAATAATAACCATACTGTTGAGTAAATAATATAAGGTACTTGTAGCCAAAATGCATCTTTAATACCTTCCCAAATTTTATTTAAAAAGTTTTTCATAATATTTATTTTTAATAAAGTTAATTATTTTTTATTTAATAGCTGATGGATCTTTATAAGTGTATAAATTGTAGTTACTACTATTAACAATCCCTGTAGTACAGAATTGATTTCTGATATTGTCATTATTAATGTAACTATTCCTAATATTGTTGGTTCAAATCCATTCATTTTAATTTATTTTAAATGCCATATATATATAAGTATCACCTGATTTATTAAATCCATCTGTTGATGACATAGTTGAAGCATATTGAAATCCTGTTGATGTAAATGTAACATCAATATCTCCGTTAGTTACTTCTGTTTCTGCTTGACTTGATTCTGCAGCCAAAAATCTATTCATATAACCACCACTTCCACCTCTTACAGAATCTAAAATATACCAACTATATCCTGCAGTAGTTGTATTTTTTACCATTAAAAAGTCAGGTTGGAATCCTGTTGTTACAGTTAATGCACCTGCAGTTCCTGTATAACTTCCAAACTTGCTATATCCAGCTACTGAATGGAAACAATATGCTATGTATTCATCTCCACTTCCTGATAAACTTGTTCCAATATTAAATATTGTTGATGTTGGAGGTGTTGAATTAAATAAACTACCACCTGATGAACCATTACTTGTTTCACCATCACTTGTATTTAAATTAACAAAATAATAAGCAGGATTTGCACCTCCGTTTAGGTAAGCATTATATGTGTACCAAGGACTTGTGCCAGTTAATCTTTTTGTAATTATCATTTCAGGAGCTGCTGAAAGTCCGTGAGGAATTTTACCTGCAGAACCATTCCCAGTCCATTTAACAATACTAAATCCTGCATTAGCATTTGCACTAACTAATGCTTCAATACCCTCATTGTATAAATCACTTATTTCAGAAGATGTTAACTCTGCATTAAACAATCTCATTTGGTCAACTTCAGCTTCGTAATAAGCAGTTGTTACAACTCTATTAAGACCTGTTGCATATTGTACATCAGTTGCATAAGTTAAATCACCAAACCATTTAGTTTCATCCATTGTACCAGTTTGCCACGTTTGAGTTCTTGTTTGACTTACACCATTAACCCATAATTCTATGCCATTAGTTGCACTTAATTGCCATACAAAATGATTCCAATTTGTATTGTTAGTTGAACCAAAATTTGCTTGATATTCATTAGCATTACTTGGTGCATCACCTAAATAAACCCTACCCCATTTGTTCGCACCACCAACATAAAGAACAGCAACATCGCTTTGGTCAGTTGTTGAAGATGCACTTAAAAGGGCAAATTCTGCAGTTGTAGAAGCTAATTTTACCCAAGCACTAACTGCTAAAATAGTATTAGAATCGTTAAAAGGTGCAGCTTGTGGGTATAATATTTTACTACTTGTTCCGTTAAAATCTGCTGCTTTACCAAACCTACCTGCGACATAAGATAAATTAGAAGCAGTTCCATTGTTGTCTCCATAATCATCATTAGCATTGTCCTCAAATTTATATTTAGATATTAAAGATGATAATTCTGTATTAGGTAAGATTGTCGGTTCGTTATCATCAGCTTTAAAAGCCCAAGCAACGTAATCAGCCCCTGAAGCATTAGCATCACCACCAGTTCCCACAGTAAATCCATCACTATCAAAAGATTTTATTTGGTCTGTTGCACTAACTTCTGCAATATCTCTATTAGGTCTAACTTGTTTTGCAGCACCTCTAATAGAATCAGATAAATTGTGGTCATTGGCTGCAGTTCTTGTTTTATACCAAACCATATTAGGTTGAAATCCAAGACCAGTTATAGTTCTATTATCTGTTGCATTACCAGTCCAAGTTACTGTACTAAAACTTTTTGCTACTGTTGGTGCTTCTGTGTCAGGATCTGCAGCAAATGCCATATAGATATAATTCGTTGAACTATCATTTATATCATCTGAACCATCACTTACTGGTTGAAAACCGTTACTATAAAAATTTATTTCTCTTGCACCTGCAAAATTTGATTCAGCATCAGATTTATTTGCCCAAACAATGTTATCTCTTGGGTTTGTTAAATTTCTTTTGTTATCAAATATTGACCAGTTTGTTGTTGCTGAACTTCCACTAGTACCTTTAATCATCAAAAACGCAGGTTCAAATCCTGTTTCTACAATCGGTCCATTTGCATCTGCATTACCTGTGTATGTGCCAATCTTTGAAAAGCCATCAATACTTTTAAAAGCATAAGCAATATAATCACCAGATTGAGATACTGGATTAAATACTGAACTGGTTGGAACAGTTGAACCTGTTGTACCTGCAACAGCAGTAGAATTTAAAACAAGATAATTATAATTAGAATCTATAGTAGGAGGAGGTATATAAGTATACCAATCTTCACTCCCTGATGTTTTCTTTTGTATAATTAACTCTGGTGCTACACCTAATCCGTGTCCTACTGTTTGAGTGCCTGAAGCAGTAGCTGTATATTTTATTATTGAAAACCCAGCATCTGTATTTGCTTGTACTGTACTTGTAATTCCTCCATCAGTATTGCTGCTTGTAGTTCCTCCGTTTGCTTTTAAACACCAAGCTACATAAGGTATTCCAGTATCATTCACTTCATTATCAAGTCCTAATGTAAAACCTCCTGTATCAAAAGAAGTAAGTGTTGCTGCACCTGTTGCCTCTGCATTAGTATTGTTAGAACCTAAAAATTTTGTTGCACCTCTTGTTGTATCAAACCACCTATGATTTTCTACTTTAGTTCTTTCTTTTATCCAAACAAAATCAGGAGTAAATCCTAATCCGTATTCGTATGAAACATTTGTAGCAGTACCATCATAATTTCTTGTATCATCATTTGCATTTCCTTCAAATCTATAAGAAGCTACAAGTGAGTTTTCATTATACAATGTAGTTACTTCTGCTGCCGATAATTCTTTATTAAATACTCTAAATTGGTCTAATGTTCCTAATAAATTATTTCCTCCAGAAGCATTGTTAGCACCTAAATAATTAGCACTACCTGCAGATGATTTAGTAATATTTCCTGTTGTATATTGTAAATTACCATTTACATATATTTTTGCAGGACTACCGCTTTTAAAAGTAATAACTAAATGGTACCATTGATTTGCACTAAAAGATATACCGTGGTCAAACCAACCTCCACCACCAAAATTAGCTTTATTAGAATCAGTTGATGTTGCTCTAAATATTATTCTGTTTCCTGTATCAAACTCAAATATAGTTTGTGTACCACTTGTTGAACTTGTATTAAACCAAACAGATAAACTATGGTCGTTTATATTTGTAATATTAGTAGGTATTGTAACAACACCATCATTGTTAACATTAACACCTTGTCCATATCTTCCTGCTGCATATTGTATCGCTGTTCCAGTTCCATCATAGTTACCACTTAAATCTGTTTCATCATTTTCAAATCTATAAGTAGCAATACAAGAACTATCTCCAAGTACTTGTAGTGTGTCTGTTGTATCTTCTGATAATGGATCTAATGATTCTACTGTTGCTGCTGTTTCCGCATATAGTGTTGAAACTTCTGATGAAGATAGAGCTTTAGTAAATATTCTAACTTGGTCTATTTTACCATCAAACATTTCTGCTGAACCATTTACAGTACCAATTTTACCACTGCTATTTATAAGGTCTAAAGACATACTGCCAGTAGCTACTGAAGTACCATTAACGTATAAAGTTGTACTCCCACCCACTTCTCTTGAAACTACAACATTAGACCATTGATTTGTAGCTATAGGTGTTGAAGCAGTAATTGAAGCACCGTAATTTCCAATACTTAAGGCTCCTGATTGTACTTTAAAAAAAATGTGCCTACCTACAGTTGCTGCACCATTCCATATAACATATATTCCAGAGGTTTGAGATGATGTGTTGAGAAAAACCCAAGCACTAATACTATAAGCAACATCTCCAACAAGACCAAGAGCAGGAGTAGATATATAACCATTACTTCCATTAAAATAAGCAGCCGCACCAAACTTACCTCCGTTAATAGAATGTGATGATGAACCATCTCCTTCGTATAATACTACTCCAAAGTGTTCTGATGGTGTTATTCCTCCAGTATCAGGTGGTTTAACTAATAATCTTTTTCTAAGACTCATAATTTGGGTAATCGTATAATATAACTTGTTTTTTTGTAGTTAAAGCGTTTACTTCGTTTTCTACTTGTGTAGTTTGGTTACGCAGTAATTGTCTTGCTTCTACTATTTCGGTAGGTACTGTTTCACCATTGTCTGTTTGTCTTATAATATACCAATCTGTTTTCGCTAATTCACTACCCGTTATATGTTTATAGTTTGTAATCTTTTGCTCTTTTAACTCTGCTAATGTTTGCGACCAAGTTTTATCTATTGTATCTTTTCTAAATACTGTTGCTGCTGTATCCCAATATATTTCACCTAAGTCGTGTATTCTAGAATCATAATTCTCATCTATTATTACATCAAATAATCCTGCATTACGAAGCTCGTCTGCTGTCATACTTCTAGCGTTTAAATGATACCCTGTTGACGATTTAAACTTTACTGGTACGTCTGGGTATGTAGTTATTATTCCATTGTTATTTACTGCTTTCATAATTATTTTTGTATTACTATATAATAATATTTGTTATCTTCTAAATATAAATCTCCTAATTGTTCTGTTTCTTCATTAATTTGTGGATCTATTATTGGAAAAAATCCTTCTTCTTCTAATACCTCTATAGGTGAACTTGCAAACGCTTTTGAATAAAATTTAATACCGTCCCAATAACTTGGTAACTTACTAAATACTTTTATTTCACCATTTATATTATTTGCCCACATTATGCTTCTTTACTTATTGTTGCCCATTGTTCTGTTGAACCGTTTGTACTTACTATTTGTATTAGGTTTGCTACCGTTCCATCATAAGTACCTGTTATTTCTTTTACACTTGCAGGTAAAGTTAATGTATAATTTCCACTTATTACTAAGTCTACCGTCATACCTGTTGACACACTACTAAACGTAAGTGTAGTGTTTGCGCTTAATGTTTTAGTATGTACTGCTGCAGTTGACCAATCTACATCACTTGCAGATATAGGTGCCGAATTTGTATATTCTACACCTAATTTTGAATAATTAATTGCATCGTCAGCTACCATTCCAGTTGCTACACTACCTGTATCTCCTGTTCCTACTAAGTTTCCTGAAGCTGTTGGTAATACTAATACTGCACTACTTGCTGCACTATGTGGTGCTGCTTTTAATGTTTGATAATGAGCATTACTAACTTCGCAGTACATTCTCATTTCTGCTACACTACCTGTATTACTTCTTATTTGTATCGATCCATCATCTATCGTTACACCTCCTGTACTTCCATTTCCTCCTATTGTTAATGAACTTGAAGTTGCAGTTAATGATCCCCCTAAAGCTACTGCTGTACCACCTATTGTTACAGAATCATTTGTTAATGAAAATTCTGTTCCAGTTAATGTTAAACCACTACCTGCTGTATATGTAGTATCTGTATCAGTTGCCGCTATTGTAATTGAACCATCTGCATTTGTTATTGTTACATTTGATCCTGCAGTTAATAGTGCATTTTCAAAATAACTATTAGTTGCATCATATATTAATAAATTACCTGCTACAGGAGTACTAATATTAGCGTCTGTAAGATCGTTTAATCCTGCGTCTAAGGCAAAGGTCGTTCCTGTTAAAGAAAGTCCTGTACCAGCGCTATAAGTAGTGTCTGTGGACGCAATAGTTATGCTTCCATCTGCGTTAGTTATACTTACATTACTTCCAGCTGTTAGTAAAGCGTTTTCAAAGTATGAATTACTAGCATCGTAAATTAATAAGTTTCCAGCTGCTGGACTTGTTAATGTTACATCTGTTAAAGTTGATAGTGTATGTTCTGTTGCAGTTGGTACTCCACTAGAATTACCTAACCAGAAATAATTTTGTTGTATATTAGGAATGTCATTAGATCTAAGTATTGATGAAACTAATATTGAACCATCAGAAGAAGTAGATACTCTACCTACTTTACCTACATTTTGTATTAATGCTGTTCCTGTTGGCTTAGTAGTTGTTAAACCTCCTCCTGATTTTACATAAAGCGTAGCATTTGCTGAAGGTGTTACCCCGTCTATTGGATCTGTGATTAAGTTTTTAAGTACACCACCTGTTACTAAATATCCCTGACCATTATTTGCTAAGTCTTGTAGTAATAAACCTGTTGCTGGCATAGTAGATGCATTAGCTGCATTTGCTGGTGCTATTTCAACCACTGCTGAAGCACCAACTGAACCTGTTACATATACAGGAGTTCCTTTTGTTATTGTACTACCTGATGTGTTTTTACAAGCTACTCTTACTTGATCTGTACTTTCACTAGATAGTGTTATTGTATCACCTGTTTCAGTAATTGTTATATTGCTACCTGCTGCTAGTGTTACATCATCAGTACTTGCATCGCTACCTGTTAATCTTATTATTGCATCACTTCCTGATGTTTCACTACTTAAAGTATAAGTTGTATCAGTATCTGAAGCTGCAGCAATAGTAAACGATGGATATGTTCCTGTTACCGTAACATTTGCACCACCCGTTAAAGATACTGTTTGATCGGGAGCAGAGTTAGTTACTGTAAAGTTCGGATATGTACCCGATGTAGTTATACCCGTACCTGCTGTAAGAGCAACCGTCTGATCAGGTGCTGTATTAGCAATAGTTAATGTATTGTTAACGTCATCATACGTACTACTAATTGATGTACCTGCTACTACTAAATTAGCAACTCTATCGTCTACACGCTCTGAAGTATAATAAAGATTTCCTCCTTCTGTTAAATCACCTGTATTTTTTGTTCCAAATGCTGTGTCAAATCTAGCCGTTGTGTAATAAAGATTACTCGTGCCTTCGCTAACTGAATCTGTATCGAAACTAATATTTGCACTACCATCAAAAGAAACACCATTTATAGTTCTTGGTGTTGATAAGGTATCTGCAGTTGATGCGGCTATTCCTAAGCTGTCTACATATGTTTTAGTAATATGTGCTTGAACTTCACCAGCGCTTGGTCCAGTATAGGAAATAACTCCTGTAGAACTGTTGTAAGATAAAGAACCGTCTCCACCATTGTCAACCGCACTTATTAAAGCTCTTACATTTGCATCCGAAGGTCCAGTGTAAGTAAACACACCTGTTGTATTATCATAGCTAAAACTTCCAAGTCCGCCTGTATCATTTGCAGATAAATCTGTTAAACTTATTCCCGCTCCACTATTAGCTATTGTAAAACTTGGATAAGTACCACTTACTGTTATACCTGTACCAGCAGTTAAACTTACTGTTTGGTCAGGTTGTGTATTTGTAATTGTAAAACTAGGGTATGTACCGCTAGTAGATATTCCTGCTCCTGCACTTAAAGATACAGTTTGGTCAGGACTAGTGTTTGTTAATGTTAAAGTACCATTAGCATCGTCATATGTTTTTGAAATACCTGTAGATACTTGTAGTAAAGTGTTTACTTGATCATCTACTTTTTCTGCAGTATAATATTCGTTAGATCCCTCTGTAATATTATCAGTTGTTAAACTTATATTAGCAGTACCATCAAAACTAACGCCTGCTATTGTTCTTGCTGTTTCTAATGCTGTTGCTGTATCTGCATTACCCGTTACATCTCCTGTAAGGTTTCCCGTTACATTTCCAGTTATATCACCTGTAACATTACCTGTAACATTACCTGTTAAATTCCCTGTTACGTTCCCAGTTAAAGGTCCACTAAAAGCATTAGCAGTTACAGTACCATTAGCAGTTAAATCACCGCTTGTATTCATACTTAAACCACTAGCGTTACCAGCACCATCTGTGATAGCTTGTAAAGATGCAGCTAAAGTTCCATTATCACCTACCTTTAACAGCGATGTATAAGTGCTACTTATTGAATTTCCAGTTAATGTCGCCATTTTTCTTTAATTTATTATTTATATACTTTTTTAATTTAATTATATTTTTGTTTTTTATTTTATATCTTTTCATAATACCCACCCGTTGAATAAATTATCTTTGTCTGGATATACATCCTCGTTAGAGTTTTGATTATACTCTGGAAATAAATTATTATTAAAACTTAAATAATCAATCATCCTTCTTATATAATACTCTGCAAACTCTCTTTCTTTATTTACTAGATAATCTACTTCATTTTTTGTTACACTTTCTGCGTTTTCGCTTATATGTTTAAATACTCCTGCATTTTTTACTTGGTATGCTGCAAATGGTAAATAATCCATCATAGCAAAATGTATTAAAGCAGGTTGTATGTAATTGTTTACTAGTGTTAGGTAATCTCCCGTTAATGTATCACCAGTTATTTTAGTTTCTAGCGCTTCATATAGTTTAGTACCTAAGAAATTTTGTATATGTATTTCTTGTGCTAATTTTATATAAGGCAATAACTTGTCTACATCTACATTACCATCTAGTATTGTATTCTTTTTTAAATCCTGAACTTTTATAAATAATACCTGTGCCATTATTTTCTAGCTTTTTTATATCCTTTATTTGGCATATCCTTAGGCGCTACTTTAGCTTTTTTATGCCCTGCTGGTCTTGGTTTATACGTTTTAGGAATTGTTGCTACTTCTTCACTACTTGATAATGCTTTATCCTCATAGTATTCACCATCTTTTTTCTTTTTTAATTTATATAACCTTTCTTCCCAATAATGCCCGCAATTAGGTCCACCTTTGTATTTAAATAAATCATATGGTTGTCCTTTGTGTCCAAATGACTTATTAACTCCTTCCCTTGATGCTTTATCAATATCTTCTAATCTATACACTACACCACTATCTGATCTAGACATCATTGTTTTACAAAAACCTCTAGTATTATCGCTAGAGTATTTTTCAGAATATGCATATCTTACTTTATATATACTTTTATCTAAATAACTATCACTGCTAGGTTTAGATTTAATAGATTCTAATTCTATATCATTATTTACAACACTTTGTTTCCAAGTATCAATATCTTCGTTATCATCAGAATATTCTCTACTAGCTATAAGCTCATAATCATCCATAGTTTCACCGATAAGTGTATCTAAGAAATAATTTGCTGTATCATCATTTAAATCATAATCAGCAGACAGTTCTGCTTTATCTTCTAAATCAACACCAGTTTCTTCTTCTCTAGTTTCATCATCAACTAAATTACCTTCTAAGTCAGTAAACTCTAATGGCTGTAGTGTTTTAAAGTATAAGTTAAGCGACACATTATTAAATGCTAAAATAGTATCTAAAGCATCTAATATATATTCTTGTTGTACTCTAATAACCATATTATCAAATAATATACTAGCTTGTTTCAATTCGTCAGCATTACTACCTAAACCGTTATTACCTGTTCTAATACCTAATAATAAAGGTGATGATAATCTATGTCCTACTAGAATTTTATTCGTAGCTTCGTCACTTAAAAATTGGTACTGATTATGTGCGTCAGATAATTGTACTGGATCTATAGTAGCTGCACTTTCTTGATTATCATTGAATGCTAATATAAATTTACCCGCATTACTACTACCACTAAACTTTTCATAAATACGTCTTTCGATTAATTCTCTAGATTCTTCATCTGGCGTACCGTTGTTAAAATTCAATAACATACTAGGTGCCATTCCGTTTTGTATATTATTAATATGATAGTTAGCTACCTCTGCTTCTAGTTCACAGTATGGTAAAGCACCTTGATAAGTAACTGGTGTATAATAAAAATACCCAGCCCTATATGGTTTAATACAAAGTATTTCTATTGCATTATTACCACTACCAAATGCTGGTATTCTAGTTAGTTTATCTCTGTTTGTGTATTTACTCCAATCGTGAAAATAATAATATCCTTTTACATCACCTTTTTTATCTGCTTTTTCAGCTCTTAGTGTTTGTACTGGAAAATGCTCTACTTTAACTATCTTGCTTCTATCTACATTATAATAAACCTGTAGAGTAGCTTGACCTAATAAATAAAAGTCTGAACATACCTTTTTAAGATCATCTTTAGTAAAAAGTGTTACCGCTTCTGCATACTCCATTGGTTTTTTATCGCTATTGGTTGCGCTTAAACCTTTACCATATATCATTTCAGTAATACCATTAATAATTGCGTTATTAGTTGGACTACCTTGATATTGGTCTATTAGATATTGATAATAGTTATTATCTTCACCATAAGATACAAAATCTTTATTTTTTTGCTCTGTTATTTTAGGAGCTGTGTATGTGCTTAAATTTACTACTCTGATATTACTCATTAGTTTATTATTATATAATCATCATCTGGATAATTAGTTGTTTGTGTGTATTGTCCGCTATTAATAGTATAATAGTCATTGTCAGCTTGATTTATAGTTTGGTCTGTACAAAATATCTTATCTAAATAAATACTTGTTTCAGAAGTTGTTATACTTTCCCAATTATCGGTTGCTGCTTCCCATATTACATTGTAAGTGTTCCAGAGCGCACCTACACCTTCTAATATTTTTAAATCATAAAACCTACCTTCTACTAAACTAAAGGTAGTAGATATAGATGCATTATCGTTTGATTTTGATAATGAAACGTTTTCAGTTCTTGTTGTTGTGTTAGTACTAGTATCTCTAATTGATACAATTACCTCTGACGGATATGATCTCGGTGCAAAGGTTAAAGTTTGTGCTGAAGTACTAGTTGTTAAAATCTTCATACATATATAATAAAAAAAAATATATTTTTTATATAATAAAAAAGGGAAGTTAAAAACTCCCCTTTAAAAACACACAAAAACAAAAAACTGTTATGAAGTTGGATTTATTTGCGGATTACCAGAAGCTAGCGCAGTAACTACCGTTCCTGTTACGAATAACGGAGGTATTACTTCTGTAGCTGTAAATGTCAAAGTAAATCCACTCAAGTCAGAATATGCTGCTCCACTTACAATTGTACCTGCTGTAACTTCAGCACCTTGATGAAAACCAACCATTAGATAATTAGCATCTACTGTGTCAGGATCCATTGTACCTGACTGTACTGAATTGTTGTCTTTTATTACAACGTGTGGTCTTGCAGCTGCTAGAAGTTTAATTTCCTCTTGAGTTGCCACATCTAAATGTGTAAATGTTAACTCTAATGTAGATTCATATACTGTTGTACCTGTATCTCTAGAGCTTATAATATTTGTTGTTAAAGAGCTAGTCGCACCTTTTAAATCGTATTCAAAAAAAGATGGTGTTCCTGATAAAGCAGATATATTACCTGCAGATATTGTTGCTGTACCTAATGTACCATAATCTGCAAAATATACTTTACTTAATCCACCTACCGATTCTTTACAAGGTAACTGCCTTCCTGTTGTTAATGCACAAGCCATAATTTATTTTATTTTAAAAAAAAAAGGTAGGTAGTAAAATGCCACCTACCCTTTTTAAGTTATACTATTATTTTACTTACGCTGTAGCGTATAATACGATATCACCACCGATTGCGTGCTGAATACCAGCTGTAAATCTCATTACTACTCTTACGTTTTGAGATCCATCTAAATCAGCCATATCAATTACTTTAACTTCGTTTTGATCTGACATTAATCCAGTTCCAAAGAATAAGTTACTTGCTTGAGCTGCTACTGCATCATTATCTGAAAGTCCAGGAGCGTTAACTACTTTAATTCCATCGAATGATAATGCATTACCGTTGTTGTACCATTGAGTACCTTGAGCGTTAGTACCTGCTGCACCTAAACCTGCTGCACCAAATCCACCTAAAGCTCTAATATAGTTTCTGTACATATTAGATGGTAAGTAGATATTTAAATCTTCTGCACCATATACTGCTGTTGGAATAGCGTCAGCAATTTTACCTAATTCTTCGATTACGTTTGCAGAAGTACTAGCTGTACCTGTTACATCGTTTACGTCACCATCTGCACCTAAAGTTGTGATAAATCCATCAAACTCTCCTGCAGTTCCATTAGATCCTACCCAAATGTTTTGCTCCATTTTTTGAGCTACTTTATCTGCTACGTGAGCAATTAAAAAGTCAGAAAACTTAGGAGGTAAGTTATCAAATGCAGAATATCCCATTGATACTGCTTCCCAGTCTGATCTAAAGTCTTTTTTACATAACTCTAAGTTAACCTGAAATTCTTCTGGTTGTAGAATTCTTTCAGTTAAAGTTAAAGTTGAAGTATCTGTAAAGTCACAAGTTGCATCTTTTACGATTGCATCCGTTGCTACTTTTTTCATTACTTGTTTAAACTTAACATTAGGTACAATAGATATGTTACCTTCTGCTAGTGTTTTACCAGATAATAGAGCAGCTGAAATATACTTCCCTGCAAATTCTCCAGCATACGTTGTTGTTATTGAAGTTGTTGTTGCCATTATTTAATTAATTATTGTTAGAAATTGCTTGTAATACTCTACCATAGGTAGTGTTTTGATTAGAGTTAACTGCAAACTTTGCACCTAATTTTTCTTCTACGTTTTCAGGTGAATGTTTAATGCCTTCTGCCGCAGGTTTAGATAATTCTTCTTGCTGTGACATTTCCTCTTTATCTTCTTTTTTATCGACCATTGCATCAATGATCTCTTTTAGTTGTCCTTTTACTTCTTCAACAGATTCTGCTAAAGCTGTAAGTTCCTCTTTAGTTGCGTAACCCATTTCAGATTTTTCTTCTTCCTGAACTGGTGCTTCTTCAAGGTTAGTATCTTCTACTGCTGCTGCAGTTTCTTCTACTACTTCTTCTGAATTTTTGATATCTTCTATCATACCTTCTGTTTTAACGATTAATATTCTATTGTCTGAAAGTTCATACTCACCAATAGGTAAGGGAACATTCTGATCCTCTGTTTTAATAAATACTTCGCTACCTGATTCAAACTTATCAGCAGTTAGCACAGTACCGTTCTCCAGAGTTATTTCTTCTAAAGAAATTTGTTCTAATTTTATGTCTACATTATTAGGATCAACACCTAATAAAGTTTTGACCTTTGATAATATCTCTGTAGCATTCATAACTATATAATGAATACACGATATTTTTTTACATTTTGTGTTAAAGAAATTTTAGATACGACCTATTCCCTGCGCTTCTAATGAACCATCGCAGCATTTACGACTATAAGTATTATCTGGACACAAACAAGCCCTTCTAGCACCTTTAGGTGACGTTCTACTAGGTGTTTTATAATGTTTATCTTTCTTTGGCATTATTTACAGATACAAGTTTCGCAGTTACACATATTATTTTTTTATTGGTACGCAGTTTGGTACTTTTCTACCATTTTTCATTTTAGTTCCAATCATTTCGTAACCTGGTTGACAAGGTTTTTTTAATTCTAGGTTTAACTCATTTATTTTAGCTTCAGCCCAGCTTTTAGCAGATTTACCACCCCATAGTAAGTAACTTATAGTACCACAAGCAGTTGTATCGCTTTCATCATAGTATTCTTCTGCTCTAGATAAATAACTATACATTCTTTTTATTGTCTCGGTACTTATCTTTTCTTTTTTAGCTAATTGTTGCGCTCTTATCTTACCTACATCGGTTGCACACTTATTATTTACTTTTTCGTTAAGTTCTATACCTCTTTTAGCATTATTAGCAACAGAATCAGGGTAATCATTAAAACTTTCGAGTGTAACCTCTAAACCATTAACAATATCTTTTAAAGTAGATAATAAATACTCTGCTTCTTCTATTTCTATAGCATTTAACTCGTCTTTTCTATATGTAGACTTATCTTGAAAATAGCCTTCTATTGAAAAACCTTTTACGGCA